CCCCGTGGTGTGGATCCGACCCCGTCCGGTAAGCCTACGTCTGTTTCTACAGACGTGTTCTGGCTCATCCGAACAGGCCATTCGGTACTCTTCCTTAAGAGTCCCGAGAATCCACTGGCAGGGTTGCCGTTCAACAGAACAGCTGCCCGCCGTCGTCGGTCTGAGGAACCTCTCCGGTTCCTCCCCGAGGTGCGTAAAAATTGGGATGCCATAAAAGCCGCTCTCGAACTTACCTATGGCGAAGTAAATGGAAAGTACTTTGCACCCCACAACCGGCATATACTCCGAATGTGGGTGCGTTTCCTTCTCCACTGCCTTCGCCAAGGTGTTCAAAAAGCAGCCAAATGGCTATCCAATCTAACGCGTATCAAGGCTCTATTAGGGGGTGAAGCAGGTCGCGGACTCAAGAACCGCGGAAAGTCGCCAAAAGCGCTCTTTCTCGCGAGTACTCTGTCTCGCGCCTGTATAGTCACCCCACCCACAAAAGCCCTGATCCTCGAGGAAGCTCGAACTGCAGCTGTGCGCATATCTACGCACGTTCCACTGCCATCGGTATCGGTGACAACACAACTACGGTCGTTTGTCACGAACTTGTTCCGTTCGCAACCCGTAGGGGTCGTTCGTACGCTACCGATGCCTGCTACTACCGCTTGTTACGAAGCATCGCGTCGCCAAGGAGGATCTGTTCATGTCTTAAAACAACATGGAACGATCACCTCGGCAGAACACAGTGCCCGCATAAACGAGATAGTAGAGGAGTTCATCCTGGACAGCCTGGCCGAAGCCGGCGAACTTGACTGGTCGACACCTCCCAATGCGAACGGAGCTGAACTCTTGAGTGACCCTAGGGTCTCTCCAGAGACAGTCTGTCGCATCATGGAAGGGATCGATCCAGCATACTTCACCGACATCGAACCAAGCCCCTCGAAACGGTCGCTAGCTGAGACTTTCCAAAGAACTGTCGAAGAAGGGAGGTTTTACCGCAAGGCAAAACTTCTCCCTATCGTGCAGCTCGATGGAAAGATCCGGATAGCCACGATTCATAGTGCTACTACCAATTGGTTAGCTCGAGCTATGACGTCGCACCTGACGCCGTACCTCAAACATCTCCAGATGACTCGTAGCACTCTTCGTGGTCAGTCCGTCACAATCGTCAATAATGACCCCAATGCGATTGTGTACTCAGCTGACCTGTCAAAATCAACAGATCCGATTTCGATTCCGCTTGCTCGACTCGTGCTCGATGCGATCGTCACTCACGTGGGAAAACCCGCGTGGTGGGACGAAGCGCTCGAGGCAGTCATTGCCGAACATGCGATCGAATTGTCGGACGGCTCCAACGTCACGTCAGTTTGCGG